CAATTGCAGTAGAGGAAATGGAGGAATCAATAACAGAAGCAACACCCGAAATGTCCAGGGAAGATGTAGAACTGATAGCCCTTGTCACAATGGCGGAAGCCGAAGGCGAATGTGAAGAGGGAAAACGCCTTGTTATTGATACGGTACTTAACCGGATGGATTCGGAATATTTTCCGGATACTGTGTATGAGGTAATTTATCAGCCAAATCAATTTTCATCCATGTGGAATGGACGAGTAGATAGATGTGAAGTCCGAGAGGATATTTGCGAACTCGTCTATGAGGAATTGGAGTCGAGAACTAATTATGATGTTGTATTCTTCACGGCAGGAGAATACAGCGCATATGGCGTCCCGATGTTCCAGGTTGGGAATCATTATTTTTCAAAGTATGAATAAGGAAGGAGAATCATTATGCGTAATCTTTTAGCATTGGTATCTTATACGTTGGCGGCAATGTCTGGCATCTGCTTTGTTGGTGGAATCGCAATTCTGTCGACAGGAAGGGAACACTGATATGGACGGACTGGAGAATGTAATATCGGTACTGGATTATGTTCTGGATACCAAGAGAAAAAGACATATCATGGGAGGCATTCTATTGAGTGTCTCTTTTCTTTTTGGCGGTTTAGCAATAACCGTAATGACAATCAGAAACGAGGAGGAAGAGGATGAGCAGTAAAGGAATGGCTTTCCTTGCATTCATTGTTGGAGCAGGGATGGGCTCTGTATGCACGTGGAAACTGCTGAAACGGAAATATGAGTTGATTGCTCAGGAAGAAATCGATTCTGTGAAAGCGGCTTATGCCACAAGGGAAATCGGAAAAGGTTTCGTAGAAAGCTTTCGGGACGGACTTAAAGTAGCAGAAGACAGAACTCAGAAAGACGAGGATGATGTGGACTTCAAAAAGTATGCATCCATCATCCAGAAAGAGGGATATACGGATTATTCCAGAAGTGTCGAGGAAAAGAAAGGAGAGGCGTTTGTGGAAAAGCCTTATGTCATTTCGCCTGAGGAATTTGGTGAATTTGAAGAATATGAAAAAATCAGCCTCACTTACTATGCAGACAAAGTCCTGGCTGATGAAAATGATGAAGAAGTAGACGATGTGGATGAAATTGTCGGCGAGGAATCCCTGAACCATTTTGGTGAATATGAGGATGACTCCGTATTTGTCCGAAACGACCGGTTAAAATGCGATTATGAAATCCTGCTTGACCAGAGAAACTACTCGGATGTCGCAAAGACAAGGCCGCATCGAGTGGAGGAGTAATGACGAAGAACGAGCTCAATGATGCATATTTTAACTGGATGTATCAGCTTGTATTTGATGGGAGATATTCAAGGAAATTGTCGTATCGGAAGCTTTTAAAAGAGCTGCATCGAATCGAATTTACATACAGCATTCCGATGGATGGAAACCGGGCGGAGGACGGAGTGGATTTAAGATATCGGTTTGGTTACGAAAACGAGTATAGTAGCTCCATGATCTCCGCCTATTTAGACAATCGGATGTGTAGTGTGCTGGAAATGATGATCGCACTTGCGATTCGGTGTGAGGAACATATTATGGATGATCCGGACGTTGGAAACCGAACTGGACAGTGGTTCTGGAACATGATTGTCAATCTTGGTCTTGGCTCTATGAACGATTCCAAATTCGACCGGGATTATGTTGAAGACATTGTCCAGAGGTTTCTGGATCGGAAGTATAGCCGCAATGGTGACGGCGGATTGTTTACCGTAAATCATAGTCGGTACGATTTGAGGTCTATTGAAATCTGGTATCAGATGTGCTGGTATTTGGACGAAAATACTTAGAAGGAGAGATTACTATGAGCCACAGCGAAGTAATGAAGTGGTTTGAAAACTATTTTCCTGATTATTCGGGGGATCGGATTGATGTATGGTTCCCAAATGGAAGAAACAGCATCCGTATCCGCCAGAAAAATGGTCAGGAATTTATATTCACTTATCATAGTCAGAAAGATTGGAGATTTGAGACGATTACCAGTTTTCTGAATGGAATGAAGGGAGGAAAAAAGTAAGATGTGCGAGGTTATGAATTATATTTTCGGAAGTCTCAGCAATTCGGAGACGGCAATCCGGTCCATTCGGAAATCCCTGAATAAACAGGCCCGCTATAACCGGAATTTAAGCACGTTGGCTCTTATCATGACAGTTAATCTGGTTCTCCTGGAGCTGGACCGTGTGGAGCAGAAAAAGAGGATTGAGAAACTGGAATCGACAATAGAGGAAATGAAGCGCGATAAAGGAGAGTAAAAAATGAGATGATCGACTTTTTGATGATTTCCACACGTAGTACAAAGCGTGGTGTAATTGAAATCTATCCGAAGTTCATTATTAAAAAAAGCTCCGATCTGATGATTCGAGGTGGTGACTTCTACGCTATCTGGATTGAGGAACGAGGTTTATGGTCTACGGACGAACAAGATGCTTTACAACTCATTGACCGTGAACTGGATAGATACGCAGAAGAAAGCCGCCGGCGCTTTGACTCTGAAATTAAAGTTCTTCACATGTGGGATGCGGAATCCGGAATGATTGATTCCTGGCACAAATATTGTCAGAAACAAATGAGGGATTCTTTCCACATGCTGGATGACAAACTGATATTTTCTAACACAAAAACCGATAAAAAAGATTACGCCAGTAAAAAGCTGAAATATCCGCTTGAAGCTGGCGATTTGTCTGCTTATGACAAATTGATGTCTACTCTGTACTCGGAAACAGAAAGACAAAAGATAGAATGGGCGATCGGTTCTATTGTGTGCGGAGAATCGAAAAAACTGCAAAAATTTATGGTCCTGTATGGAGCTGCCGGAACGGGTAAATCCACAGTCCTCAATATTATTCAGCAGCTCTTTGAAGGATATTATTCGGTCTTTGATGCAAAAGCTCTTGGTTCATCCAGCAATTCGTTCGCACTGGAGGCGTTCAAGAGCAATCCCCTTGTTGCGATTCAGCATGATGGAGATCTGTCGAGAATTGAAGACAATACTAGATTAAACAGTTTGGTATCCCATGAGTTGATGACCGTGAATGAGAAGTTTAAGTCAACTTATTCCAATCGGTTCAAATGCTTTCTGTTCATGGGTACCAACAAGCCGGTGAAAATTACGGATGCAAAGTCTGGTTTAATTCGGCGACTGATTGATGTGTCTCCTTCAGGGAACAAGCTAAGCCCGAAGGAATACAAGGCAACCATGAAACAGATTGAATTCGAATTGGGGGCTATTGCATATCACTGTCAGGAGGTTTATTTGAACAATCCTGGTTTATATGACGATTATATTCCCATTGCAATGCTGGGGGCTTCCAACGATTTCTATAACTTCATCATTGATTCCTACCATGTGTTCAAACGGGAAAACGGTACAACCTTGAAGGCTGCCTGGGAGATGTATAAGACCTACTGTGACGAGGCAAAAGTAGGCTACCCGTTTTCTCAGAGAGTTTTTAAAGAAGAGCTGAAGAACTATTTCCACGATTACAAAGAACGATTCAACATGGAGGACGGTTCGAGAGTACGAAGCTATTATATCGGATTCCGGACTGAAAAATTTGAAGAGGAAACCATTGTGGAAAAGCCGGAAGAGAAACTGTCAATATTGCAGTTTAACGCAACCAAATCTATTTTTGATCAGGTGTGCTCCGATTGCCCGGCACAGTATGCGACCGACAAGGAGACGCCTTCCATGAAATGGGACAAGGTAAAAACGAAGTTGTCCGATTTGGACACTTCTAAAATCCATTATGTTAAAGTCCCGGAAAACCACATAGTAATTGACTTTGATATTCCGGATAAGGATGGAAACAAATCCTTCGAACGGAATGTGGAAGAAGCAAGCAAGTGGCCGGCGACTTATGCAGAGCTAAGTAAAAGCGGAAAGGGGGTTCATCTTCATTATATTTACACAGGAGATGTAAAAAAATTGAGTCGTATTTATGACGACCATATCGAAGTGAAAGTGTTCACGGGTAAAAGCTCATTACGAAGAAAACTTACGAAGTGTAATGATTTGCCTATCGCAACGATTAGCTCTGGTTTACCGACGAAAGGAGAAGACAAAATGGTAAATTTTGAAGCGATTAAAAGCGAGAAAGGGCTTAGAACACTGATTAAACGAAATCTGAATAAAGAAATTCATCCGGGTACTAAGCCTAGTATCGATTTTATCTACAAAATACTGGAGGATGCATACGCCAGTGATTTAAGCTACGATGTGACAGATATGCGAAATGCGGTTTTGGCATTTGCTGCAAATAGTACGCATCAGGCCGAATACTGTATCAAGCTGGTGAATAAAATGCAGTTTAAATCGGCAGACCCTTCCACAGCGGGGAGAAACGAAGAAGCAAAGCTGGTATTTTACGACATCGAAGTATTTCCGAACCTGTTCCTTGTAAACTGGAAAATCGAGGGTGAGGGAAAACCGGTTGTTCGTATGATTAACCCGACGCCGACCGAGATTGAGGAATTGATGCGATTCCGTCTGGTTGGATTCAACTGCCGGCGATACGATAACCATATCCTGTATGCGAGACTCATGGGTTATACGAACGAGCAACTCTATAATCTCTCGCAAAAGATTATCAGCGGAAGTCCTAATTGCTTCTTTGGAGAAGCCTACAATGTTTCCTATACGGATGTGTATGACTTTGCATCTGCCGGAAATAAAAAGAGCTTGAAGAAGCTGGAAATTGAGATGGGAATCCATCATCAGGAGCTTGGTCTTCCATGGGATCAACCGGTTCCAGAAGAAATGTGGACCAAAGTTGCTGAATATTGTGATAACGATGTAATTGCAACCGAAGCGGCATTCCACTACCTGAAAGCTGACTGGACAGCTCGACAGATTCTGGCGGATTTGGCTGGTATGACAGTGAATGATACAACCAATACGCTTACCCAGAAGATTATATTTGGAAACGAGCGGAAACCACAGGACCAGTTCAATTACCGAAATCTTGCCGAGCCGGTACACTATCTTGATAAAGAAACTGAATCTTTCCTGACCGAAGCGTGTCCTGAAATGATGGCACAAACCCATGGTGATGAAGGGAGCCTCTTACCATATTTTCCTGGATACAAGTATGAAAATGGAAAATCGACATATCGAGGAGAAGAGGTTGGAGAAGGCGGCTATGTTTACGCAGAACCTGGTATGTATGGAAATGTGGCATTGCTGGATATTTCCTCTATGCATCCGCACAGTGCAATCGCAGAGGTTCTGTTCGGTGTGAAATTTACAAGGGCCTTCCGGGATATTGTGGAAGGACGAGTCAGCATCAAACACGAAGCCTGGGACGAAGTCAACCACATGCTGGACGGAAAGCTGACACCGTATATCCAGAAAGTTATTGATGGCGAGATGACAGCGAAGGATTTGGCGAATGCTTTAAAGACAGCAATCAATTCGGTATATGGCCTGACTTCCGCCAACTTCGAGAATCCGTTCCGCGATCCGAGAAACAAAGATAATATTGTAGCCAAACGAGGAGCTCTGTTCATGATTAACCTCAAGCATGAGGTACAGGAACGGGGCTTTACTGTTGCTCATATTAAGACGGACTCTATTAAGATTCCAGATGCGACGCCGGAGATTATCCAGTTTGTTATGGATTATGGGAAACGGTATGGCTACACCTTTGAGCACGAGGCTACATACGACCGGATGTGCCTGGTAAACGACGCTGTCTATATTGCCAAGTATAAAGACGGGAAGTGGACAGCCACAGGAACCCAGTTCCAGATTCCTTATGTTTTCAAGAAGCTTTTCAGCGGTGAAGAGATCGTCTTTGAAGATATGTGTGAAACTAAGTCGGTAAGCAGCGCTTTATATTTGGACATGAATGAAGGACTTCCTGATGTGTCTGAATATGAAAAAGAATTTTCAAAAGCGGAGAGTGATTATCGTAAGGGATTGCTTTCTGACACGACATTCGAGAAGACTTGTCGGTCTCTGAATCCAAAGATTGCAGAAGGCCACAATTATATTTTCATTGGACGAGTTGGACAGTTCTGCCCGATTAAACCAGGGGCCGGCGGCGGTTTGCTCATGCGTGGGAAGGATGGACGGTATTATGCAGCTACTGGCTCGAAAGGGTATCGGTGGCTGGAATCTGAAATGGTGAAAGAACTCTCCAAAGAAGATTCTGTTGACCGTTCCTATTACGACAAGCTTGTAGATGATGCAGTGGAAACTATATCCAAATACGGCGACTTCGAATGGTTTGTGTCCGATGATCCCTATATTCCAAAACCAAGATTAGAGGATTTTATGAACATTCCTGAAGACGCTGATGAAGAATTACCATTCAATTAAAGAAAAGGAGAAGTATCATGGCTTACAAAAACGTACCTAATATTATTATTGAAAACGCTCATATCATTTTTCGGAATTTCAGAGGAGAAGAGTCTAAGTATAACAGAGCTGGAAGCAAGAACTTCTGTGTGATCATCGAAGATCCAGAGCAGGCGGAGAAACTCTCTAAGGATGGATGGAACGTAAGAGTGTTGTCTCCGAAAGACGAGGATGAAGAACCAAGACATTACATCCAGGTCGCAGTCAGCTTCGAGAATATCCCACCTAAGGTGTATATGATTACCAGAAAGACAAAAACACCGTTGGATGATGAATCCATTTCTACTTTGGACTATGCGGAGATTCGGAATGTTGATTTGACGATTCGACCGTATTCCTGGGAAGTAAACGGTAAGACCGGCATTAAGGCCTACCTAAAGACGATGTATGTCACCATCGAGGAAGATGAATTTGCTGAGAAGTATGCAGAAGAAGAAGGACCGGAAGAAGTTCCGTTCCGCCGATGAGCGACAGATAGGGTGCCTGATATTGCCAGCAAGGTAAATGTCCTAAGGCTAGAGGAAACAGCCCTATATTTCTGCGAAAGGAGAAAAAATATGGCATTTTGGAATCGGAAAAAGAAGCGAACCACAGCGAAACCGAAAATCAATGCTTCTGTTCCTAAACCCAAAGTAAACAGCGAAAAACAAGAATCAAGCATTCCGCCACAGCCTAAGAAAATGGACATACCAAAGCCGGATAAACTGCTAAAAAATGAGAATGTCAGGAAAGAGTTTCTAAGATCTTTTCATCAGTTGACTTACCGGCACAGGCCGTGGGATGTATGGCGGGATTTTATCATAATGTTTGCCTGTTCTTTATCGAATCCGGTGGATAAATCCCACTATGAAGAACGGGAAAAACGATATTTAAAGACTATCAAAAAATACAATAAGCAGGAGCAAAAATTGTTTCCGGGATTAGCTGCCTATGTCGTTATGGCTTTGGAAGATAATCCAGAGCAGGACTTCTTAGGCAGTGTTTTTATGGAATTGAATTTTGGTAACAAATCGACCAGCCAATTCTTTACTCCCTATCATATCTGTGAGCTGATGGCAAAAGTAACGGAAGAAGACGTGGCGGCCATCGTAAAAGAAAAAGGCTATATCACGATTAATGATCCCTGCTGTGGTGCCGGGGCAACGCTGATTGCGGCAGTTAATGAGGCCAGAAAGCAATTGGAAAAGGTAAATCTGAACTTCCAGAATCATGTTCTGGTTGCTACTCAGGATATTGATGAAACCGTTGCTTTGATGTGTTACATTCAGCTTTCTCTTCTTGGAGTAGCCGCATACATCAAGGTAGGCAACTCGCTTACCGAACCAATGTCTACGGACGATAACGGAGAGAACTATTGGTTTACCGTAATGTATTTTTCGGATGTGTGGGCTATGAGAAGATTGTTTCACAAGATATGAAAGGATGGGTAGTATGGTAAAGTCTGTACAATTAAGGAAAGAAGACTGTTATTGTGATTTGACCAAATTCTATGAAAATGTGGCTCGAAAAATACCGGCGGAGATAACGGATAAAACTTGTTTCGACTGTCGGAAAATTTGCGTCACAAAATCAGTCCAAGAAGCTCTATGGTCGTATTATCGTGACGAAAAAGAAAAGACCGACGAGCAGATTGCTACGATGTTGTTGGGATACGGGCCGAAGGCAAACTTGGAAGAGCATGGTATTCTGGAATATCGGGCTGAGGTTGAAGATGGATTCATAGTATGTGAGGAGGGATAGACGTGAATGGCCGTTAAACTATATGACTACCAGATAGCAGCCGTTGAAAAAATGAGAAATGGCTGTATTCTGTGCGGCGGCGTTGGAAGCGGAAAGTCCAGAACAGCGTTGGCTTATTACTATCTTCAGAATGGAGGAAATCCAGATTGTTTGATGGGACTTGAGGATTATGTTGCGATGGACGATCCCCCAAAGGACTTATACATCATCACAACAGCCAGAAAGCGAGACACGATGGAATGGGAGGGTGATCTTTCGCCTTTCCTTCTTTCGGTTCACGAGGATGTTAATTTATATTCAAATCAGGTTATCGTGGATTCCTGGAATAATATCAAGAAGTATGCCGATGTGAAGGATGCTTTCTTTATATTTGACGAGCAGAGAGTAATCGGTTCCGGGGCTTGGGTGAAGGCATTCCTGAAAATCACCAAATCAAACCAATGGATTCTATTATCTGCAACTCCGGGAGATACCTGGCAGGATTATATTCCGGTATTCATTGCAAATGGGTTTTACAAAAATCGGACAGAATTCATCCAAGAACATGTGGTTTATAGTCGATTCAGTAAATACCCAAAGATTGACCGATATTTGAATACAGGAAGACTGATTCGACTCAGGAATCGAATCCTGGTAAACATGGATTTCAAGCGCCAGACGGTTTCTCATCACGAAGATGTGTTTGTCAAATATGATGTGGAAAAATACAGAGACGCTGGACGAACCAGATGGGACCCATTTAAAAACGAGCCGATTACAAATGCTGCTGGTCTTTGCTATATATGGCGAAAAATTGTAAATACGGATGAGTCTCGGCAGATCGCCTTGATGGAGATCGTAGAGAAACATCCAAGAGCCATTATATTTTACAACTTCGATTATGAATTGGAGCTTTTAAAAGGATTGTTTCAAATTTATGAGGACGATGGAGTTTTTGAAATTGCAGAGTGGAATGGTCACAAACACCAGCCGATTCCAGAGTCAAAAAGCTGGGTATATCTTGTTCAATACAATGCTGGAGCTGAAGGCTGGAACTGCATCAAGACAGACACCATTATATTTTACTCTCAGAACTATTCCTATAAGATTATGAAACAATCTGCGGGCCGAATAGACAGGCTAAATACGCCTTTCAAGGATCTGTATTACTATCATTTGAAATCTCGGAGCGGGATTGATTTGGGGATCGGCAGGTCTTTGAAGGATAAAAAGGATTTCAACGAGACAAAGTTTGTAAAATGGTCTGGGAATACTCCATCGAAAACGGCAGCTTAGGTAGGTGAAAAGATTATGAATGAAGAATATTTGGAAGTAGATTTTAAGAAGTATTGCAAAACCTGTAAATATAAAGAATTGGGAGAGAAATTCGACCCATGTAATGAGTGTCTGGATTATGGGTATAATCTCAATTCTCACAAACCTGTAATGTGGGAGGAAAAGAAAAAATGAGCTACCAATACGATCGATATTTGGCGCAGCATAAAGCTAATGTTGAAGCAGGATTTCGTTGGTTACAGAAAAATCTCCCTGAGATCACGGAAGCTAGCGGTGCGGAGCATAATATTGTATTTGCACATGACCAATCCAAAACGGAGCCTGATGAATACGGACCCTATGATATTTACTTTTATGGAGGAAATCGCTCTTATGCAGTAGTTGAGGATTTTAGAAAAGCTTGGTTGCTGCACATCCATCGAAATCCCCATCACTGGCAGTATTGGGTACTAATTAACGATGATCCGGAAGAAGGAGAAATCATTTTGGAGATGCCCTACTGCTATATTCTGGAGATGATTTGCGATTGGTGGTCCTTTAGTTGGTTTAAAAGAAATTTGCTGGAAATTTTCTCCTGGTATGAAGAGCATAAAAATTATATAAAGCTGCATCCCAATACGAGAAAATTGGTGGAGGATATTTTATCCCGTATCCAAAATAAGCTTGGGGAGGTAATGGCGAATGAAATCAACAGATAGTGTGATTGTGAGCTGGGATTTTTCCCATGGAAAGGACGTTGGTGTTCTGATTGTCGGAAAACAGGAGAAAGGAAAAGTCGAAATCATCAACGCCTATCAGGGAGAAGAAGCCAAAGCACTTTATCAAAAGTTGGTATTCCCTAAATCAAAGAAGACCAGCTTTAGCAAGGAGAAAACCACATGAAGCGACCGAAAAAATTAACCAGGGAGCAAAAAGAATGTTTGTCAGCTCATTATCTGAATTGTAAAGACTGGATGCTGGTTGAAGAGACCGAATTCTATTACCGCATCATTAACAAGAATACCGGTGTGATAAAAAGCGTGGACAAATTTAGAAGGATAAGAAGGAGAAAACGAGATGTCGGATATTCTGGTAGTTAAAGTAAACATGTTTTGTCGTTCCAGAGAATTGAACGATATTCGCAGATACATACTTTCCCAAATAGAAAATGGAAAAGTTGTAGTGTTGCCCGCTTATTGCGATGCACAGATTGTTCCAAATGATATAGAAATTCGAATCGAAGATCTATCTGGAGAAAAAGATAAAGGGGACTTTCACTATGGAAATTCTTCCACCCAAATACCAAAAGTATAGAACATTTCCTCAATTACAACAAACTGATGGAAATGAGCAGATGCAGAAAGTGCTGGAGTTTTCCGGCGAATTGATCATTCTTCAGGCAAGACTATGTCCAATTCCAGGCTTTGAGTACATTTGGCCAGATGGATTGCCGTTATCAAAAATATAATGTTTAAAAGGAGAAAAAAAGAGTATGAATCTTAAACCAGCGAAAATTATTGCAGTAGATTTTGATGGAACTTTATGTAAAAACAAATGGCCGGAAATCGGCACAGCAAATGAAGAGTTGATTTGGTATCTTAGAGAAAGACAGGCAGAAGGAGACAAGTTGATTCTTTGGACCTGTCGGGTGGATGATATGCTTAGGAAAGCCGTTGAATGGTGCTATGACTACGGACTGATATTTAACGCAGTAAATGAGAATCTTCCTGAGATCATCGATAACTTTGGTTCTGATACCAGAAAAATATTTGCCAACGAGTACATAGATGACCGGAATACCTGGCCACTAAAAAATGATGTGACCGATGTTCTTTATCTTTGCGATGGTAAAAGTTGTGGAGATATTTGTCCGAACACGGAATGTAAGCACACATCGGATATATCTCATGCCAGGAATTTTGTAAAGGGAGACGATGTTTCCTACTGGGAGAAAGAAAAATCCGAATCCGAAGCCAAAAATCCCGATCCTCATGAGAAATCCGGTATGGAACTGTGGGCGGAAAAAGAAGTGGAAATTGCCTGTAAACACGAAGCGCCTGATCGGAAACCAGGAGAATGGGATTATGGATGTGCTTGTTATGAAAGCGCATTAAAGGCATTCCGGAGCCTTTGTGAAGATGGGCACAGCGGATTTAGTATTGGAATGACAAAGTATATTTTGAATCGACTGATCGAAGGGAAGCCGCTCACTTCCATCGAAGACACAGAAGATGCCTGGAACGATATTTCTGATCGAAGTGGTCTTCGTGGAGAAATTGCAAATTACCAGTGCCGGCGAATGAGTTCCCTCTTTAAGTATGTATATGATGACGGCTCCGTTAAGTACAGAGATGTCAACCGTTTCTGTGGTGTGAATGTAGACAATCCAGACGTATCCTACCATAGCGGCCTAATAGATCGAGTGATGGAAGAAAAATTCCCGATTACCATGCCGTATTTTCCGGCGAGCAAACCGTTTCGTGTGTATTGTGAGGAGTTTCTTACTGATCAGAAAAATGGAGACTTCGACACAGTTGGGATTCTCTATGTGATTAAGCCAGATGGCGAACGTGTAGAGATTAACCGATATTTCAAAGAAGGCGAAAAGGACTTTATTGAGATTGCTTCCTGCGAGTATGAGATGCGCCGAAAGATGTATCAAGAACTTTTGGAAAGTCTGAAAAAGGAGAAAAATAGCAATGAATCGGAATAGATTTATCCAGGGATTAAAAAGTAATATCCAGCTTTCCGAAAAAGAGAGGCGGCGGATTATTCGGAGAAGTCTTCAGAAATACCCATGGAAAACAAAATGTACGGTGGCGATGGAGGAATTTGCAGAGCTTCAACAGCAGATCAGCAAACAGGTTCGTGGTTATGGTGACAGAATTGGACTCTTGGAAGAGATGGCAGATGCTTATATTTGTCTGAACTTCCTGGAGTCCATTTTTGATATTAAGCCTGAAGATTTGCAGAAAGCTATCGACGTGAAGCTAGAGCGAGAAAGGAGAAATTGTTAGTAATGGGATTATCAAAACTTTCGGAAGAATGCAAGAATTGTCCGTTTGTCAGTCGATGTAAAAACAAGCGAATGGAAGCATTGGCATATATGACTAAACCACAAGTTTTAGCAAATGCGGCAAGTCCAAGTTCTGAAAACTTAGCAGCACCTTTATTGCGAGAAACCGTAACAATCATGGTAAATGGTACGCCAACCCGGGTTTACAAAGACGAAATAGAAAAACAGCTCTATTCCCAATTATATTCAGGGTTAGGTTTAAATTTTGGAAGTTAAAAAAGGGGAAAAACAATGAATGATTCTATAGTTCCCGGGATTGTGTATATCCATATTGGAAATGAAATGCAAAAACTCTATGGAATGAGTGATATCCATATTGAGACATTTACGGACGATCCGGTTTCTTATAATCTACCAAAATTAGCAGAAATGGAAACATCAGCATCATTTGAAATGGCCACAAAAATAAGTGAAGAAGTGTTTTTAAAACTTTCTGGAATATTGGATTTATCGTTGAAACTCTGTCAAGATAACCGAGTACGTCATTTGGTTTTACATGCCAGAAAGAAACGAATCAGAAAAAAGAACCTTCATAGGATTTTTCGAATGCTAGAAAAGGAGAATAATTATGTTAAGAATTGATAACGTAGAAGTTATGGGTTGGGAGCACGCTATTCGTGGAATGCGGAATCCCATGAACAGTTGGGAAAAATCTGATAGCGGAATCTGCAAAGGCGGAGATGATGGTATAGGATGTGAAAACTGTGCCAATTACGATTCCTGCGAGCATACATACGATCGTTCCTGGCAGCTCGGTAAAGCCGATCACGACTTGATGATGCGACTTTCGGCCGGTGGACCGACTCATGCGAAGTATCGAAGAATGATTATCGTTTATGCAGATATCACTGCACCACTTTACTGGTGGAAGGAGTTTGATACTTACAAAGTTGGGACAGTGGCGAATTCTTGTTCTACCATGCATAAGATTGCGGAAAAAGCTTTCACGGTCGAGGATTTTAGCATAGAACATCTGATGTCTGCGGCGGACGATAATGATTGTCCATTGCTACAAGATCCAAATGATCCATACAATGCGTTCAGTCCACAAAATATTTTTATGCTGACGTTAAGAATGTTAAATGCTTGTAGGGCGAAGTATCTGGAAACAAAAGATAAAGATCATTGGTGGCAAATGATTCAGCTTCTACCCTCTTCCTATAATCAGAAACGAACGGTCATGCTGAATTATGAGGTGCTGGCACACATTTATCAGGATAGAAAAAATCATAAATTAGATGAATGGAGAGAACATCCTGTTGTTTTTAAACCAAAGAATATAGAATCCGTCCATCAAGTTGGTTCAACGAAAAGTGGTTTAAGCGTTAGATGGAATGTCGAAGAAATAAAACCGGATCATTTAGGTTTCTGCGATTGGATCAAGAAATTGCCATATGCGGAGATTATCATTAGAAATGAAGAATAAAAGACAAAGGAGAAAATAATGTTGGTTTTGAAAGATTTACTTCCCTTGATGCGAGAGAACGATGTTCGGTTACTCGATTCCGATGATAACGAAATATGCTTATTAAGAAAGGACCACACACAGGAGATTCTCTCGGAAAAATATCTCGACATGGTTGTGGACAGCATCTACAACGAAGAGGAAATATTGGACACGATAAATGTTCGTTTAAAGAAAAATACGGAGGACTAAAATCATGACATTACTTCAGTATCTTATTATTCTTGTTGTTTTGTATATTTGCGCCTATTCTTTGGTTGATCGGATCTGCAAATGTATCGAGCATTGTGCTTCGGCCAAAGGATACGCAAAGTTGGAAGAGGCGAAAATCCTCGCCAAAAACCAGAGTAAGGGAGAGTAACTATGTGGAGCCGAAAATTGATAAAAAATAAAATCTATGCTGTCCTGATTATCCTGATAGGAGCGTTGTCAGTCCCGATTGAATGGGATGCAACGTTCTTTTTATTTTCCCTGATTATGGGAGTACCGCTGTTCTTTGCGAAAACGAACTGGATTTATGAAGGGGATGAGGATGATGGGACGAGCCGAGAGGAGACGTGCTCAGAAATTAGAGCAGAAAGCAAAGACCGCTACATACAATCTCACGAAAGCGCAGCTCGATGCGGCCGTCCGTGAACGGGTAGGGAAAGAGCTGGAGCGAATCAAGCAGGAAGCTATGGATGATGCCATAAACACCGCGATGGTTCTGCTCCTGACTCTGCCGCTAGAAGTGCTGATGGACCATTATTGGAAAAAATCCTACGCAAAGCGCATTCCAAAGTTTACCGAGCAGGTTCTGGAATACTACGAACGCTGGCAAAATGGTGAGCTAGACATGGAAAAGCTGAAAGAGGATTTGTGGGAATATGGCGGTGTGAAATTAGTTGAAAGTGAGGGTGAAGCAACATGAAATGTGTAATGGGAGTTGTTGCGTGTGTCGTTGGACTGGTAAGCCTGATCGGTCTGATTGTGTTTAAAGCAGTCCATTCGTCTGCAACCTATATGGATGATTCATTCCGGTGGGGAGGACGAGATGGGTATTAAAAACGATTGTCGAAAAAATGCTGAGGGGTATTCCGATCCGACTGCCTACGAAGCGCTGAAAAATATTGAGCAGGAAGAGGACCGGTTCCATAAACTTTTAGACACTATTTTTACGCTTTGTGAGTTGTCCGACTTCCACATTGAAGAGCGGATCGTCATCAAGGATAAACGAACCGGAAGGATTTGGAGGTGATCTGTCTCATGAAAATTTGCAAAGTAAAACCGGATCATGCTACTTGTTCAGCCTGTGTGGAGACACAACAGATATTTGATGTGGTTGATGATTGCTCCAAATGTAAATTAAACACGGAAATTTATGAACTGTTGCAGATAGGGACAAGTTTTTGGAGTGGTGATTATGCGATGGTTCAGAAAGACGGTAAGATACAAAAAGTATCGCTAAAACGAATTTATGATGTTCGGGAGGTATAACGTTATGGATGATTGGCAGAAGACTATGGACGCTCTTGTCAAAGCGTTTGACGAATTTGCCGTGAAAGTAAAAGAGATGGCGGACGCTCTGGCTGAGGCATTCGGATTTGGCTTATCGGTATCCGAAAACAAAAGAAAAAAGAGTCTCAGTTCTCCGGCTAGATACGGAATGTCTTTGCGGAAATCTCGAAGGGACTCCTTCGTTAAGCAGTATTCTTACCGGCCGATTGCCCGGAAACACTTACCTTATCAGAGAAGGAATTATTGAAAATCGTCCGTACAAAACTTGAAAGTGGGTGAAAATCACGCCCACTTTTAGGTTTTGAAAAATGGGCTTTGGCCACTTTTATGTGGGCTTTTTGGAAAATGCGGGGAGTTTTGGGGAAGGATTCGGACGATTTTGGTCAAATTTGTGGCCATTTGCCCACTTTCTGCCCACTTTTAAAACCCCGATTTGGTCAGCAAAAACCCAGTATTTATGCGGGTTTGCGGGCTCAAAGCCCACTTTCCCACTTTTTTTCTTAAACTATTATGATAGAAAGTTTAAAAGTATATAGTAATAGCGAAAAAAAAGTGGGTTTTTGGCCACGAGCGAAAAATGGAGGAAATCATGAGCAAGATTAGTTGGGAGAGCTTGTATGAAAATTTCAAGTCGATTTATCCAAGGTTGTCGCGGTCATCCATATATTTTCGTCCGTTCGGGTATATGAGTATAGTAGTGTACTTTGAGGACGGAATGAAGATGGTCTATGATGACCTGAGAAAGCAGGCCCATATCACAGCTTGAAGAAAATGTCAAGAGCCAATGAAAAATTTCTTTTCTTTGTTCTTGATCTGTGCTATACTGTAAATGCCACACAATCGCATAATTGCTTCGTTTAAGGGAATCCACTTTGGTAAAAAGTGTATTCTCTCTTTACTCATACCTTGAATGAGGCGAGATTGTGTGGCAACAATGGGAGAGCACTTTTTCGGGTGCGTCTCTTGTTGGGGCCGCACTTTTTTTATTGCCCATATATTACTTGATTGAAAGGGATATACAATGGGAACGAACACTACCAACAAAAATAATAAAAGCTCGACGGATGTTATTGGAGTGATAAGTGCGCTGGCCGGTTTAGCAACTGCGGCAACGCCTTTGGTAGCCAACGCCATCAATAATGCAAAGAGCAAGTCTTCTGATAAAGCGGAAGAAAAGATAAAAATACCGGAACTGTATCATAAAGGTTTTCCTATCGATTTGGAGCAGGCTGTTAGGATATTGGAAGATTGTGGACTAAAGAGTTCTACAAGCAAATTAACCATAAAAGAAGCAAATCCACGCTATAGGGATTGTTTTGATTCACAGGTGATAGGGTCCAATCCGAAACAAGGTACACTCGTAAAAATCGGTGCGACTGTTTGTTTAAGGTACATACCCGAAGAGGTTATTGTAGAAAGCCAAAGGCTATTTGACGAAACGCAGAGAGCCAAGGAAGAGGCGAGAGAACGAACTAAGGAAAAATTTTCTGTAGCCGTTCAGAAGACAAAACAAGGAGCAGTAAAAATATTTAAACGTAGTAATAAAGTAGAATCTATAGAGGAGGAAGTGTCGGATGAGTAAAGGCGGAAAAAAGAAAAGGAGTACAGCCGGTTTGATACTGGATGTAATTCTTACTTTGTGTACAGGCGGCTTATGGTTGATTTGGATATTGATACGGTATCTCAGAAACAATAGTTAAAGAAAATGGCATTTTGAGGCAGAGACTCTTAAACGAGTCCCTGTCTTTTTTTATGCCTACATTTAGTTCTTTTTTGCGCGCGAAAAATACATCGACTGTTATGAAGAGAGAGGGTTAAAATGGCCATTCTCTCTTTTATTTTGGAGAAAGGAGGCTCACTTATGCTGGAAAGCGAATTTCAGAACAAACTGATTCAAGAACTGAAAAGAATGTTCAAAGGCTGTATCGTAACAAAACTAGATTCCAGTCACATTCAGGGAATTCCTGATTTACTGATTCTTTATAACGATAAGTGGGCCACTTTAGAATGTAAGAAAAGTGTTCGCGCCAAGAAACAACCAAATCAAGAATATTATGTTGGACGAATGAACGAGATGTCGTTCTCAAGATTCATTTGTCCCGAAAATAAGGAGGAAGTGTTACATGATCTTCAACAAGCATTCAGCTCTTGAAGGGCAACACGCCTTTCTTGGCGCAAGCAAATATCACTGGATTAACTATGACGAATCCAAAGTTGCAGAATCGTACTCAAAATTCCTTGCGACTCAAAAAGGAACAGAGCTTCACGATTTCGCAGCAAGGTGTATTACGCTTGGACAGAAACTTCCGAAGTCTCAGAAAACATTGAATATGTATGTGAATGATGCGATTGGTTTCAAAATGGTTCCCGAACAGCCACTCTTCTATTCAGAGAATTGCTTTGGGACAACCGATGCGATTGCATTTCGAAATCGTATGCTTCGTATTCACGATTTAAAGACCGGCGTCATTCCGGCGCACATGGAGCAGCTTGAAATATACGCTGCTCTTTTTTGTTTGGAATACAAAATCAAGCCGGCCGACATTGAGATGGAACTTCGGATCTATCAGAACAACCAGATTCTTTATGAGAATCCAACGGCTGAAACCATTGTTCCCATCATGGATAAGATTATCACATTCGATAAAGTAATCAACAAAATCAAAGAACAGGAGGGCTAAATTATGAATCCGATTGCAGAAGAAATTTTGATGCATTATGGAATGCCCCGCCGTTCTGGTCGCTATCCTTGGGGATCTGGTGAAAATCCTTATCAGCATAGTGGAGATTTTCTGAGTCGAGTGGATGAACTGAAAAGTCAGGGTATGAGCGATACAGAGATTGCAAAAGCCATGGGATTAACTACTACTCAATACCGTACACAGAAATCCTTAGCCAAAGATGAACGGCGTGCGCTGGATGTGGCAAGGGCAAAATCTCTTCGAGAAGATGGGCTGAGTTTAAATGAGATTGCGAAAGAGATGGGCTTTGCAAATGATTCTTCTGTGCGATCTCTTCTGAACGAGAATTCCGAAGTTCGTATGAACCAAGCCAAGACGACCGCGGAGTTTATCAAAAAGCAGATTGATGAAAAAGGTATGATTGATGTCGGCGCCGGTGTGGAACGTGAGCTTGGAATTTCTAAGGAGAAACTGAATGAAGCACTCTACATGTTGGAGATGGAAGGCTATCCTGTCTATGGTGGTCGAGTGGATCAGATAACGAATCCAGGAAAGAAAACCACGCTTCGAGTAATTTGTCCTCCTGGAACAGAGCATAAGGAGATTTATGATTTTGAGAATATCAATTCTCTGAAAGACTACGTCTCCCATGATGATGGGGAATCCTTCGATCCCAAATTTGTCTATCCCAAAAGCATGGACTCAAAAAGGCTTCAAATTCGTTATGCAGAAGATGGCGGGGAGTTAAAGGATGGGGTTGTTGAGATCCGAAGAGGTGTTGATGATTTGTCTCTTGGGGAATCCCACTATGCTCAGGTCCGAATCCTGGTTGACGGAACACATTACATCAAAGGAATGGCTGTTTATTCAGATGACCTTCCCGACGGTGTGGATGTTATGTTCAACACCAATAAGAAAAAAGGTACTCCGAAGATGGACGTTCTAAAGCCGATCAAAGACGATCCCGATAATCCGTTTGGATCTTTGATTAAAGAAGGAGTCAACGATCCCGATAATCCTACGGATACAAGAGGAGGACAGAGTTATTACTATGATAAGAATGGTAAGAAACAGCTTTCTCTTATCAACAAGAGAGCGGAAGAAGGAGATTGGGGAGAATGGGCCGATAAGCTTCCGTCTCAGTTCCTGTCGAAGCAGAGCAGAACTTTGATAAAGAAGCAGTTGAATTTAGCAGCCGCAGATAAGCAGTCTGAATTTGATGAGATTTGTTCTCTTACAAATCCAACAGTGAAAAAGGTTCTTTTGAAATCTTTTGCTGATGACTGCGACGCGGCCGCTGTTCATTTACAGGCAGCCGCTCTTCCCAGACAGAAGTATCAAGTCATTCTTCCATTGACATCTATCAAAGACAATGAGGTCTATGCTCCGAACTACAAGAATGGAGAAACAGTAGCTCTTGTACGGTATCCGCATGGCGGAACTTTCGAGATTCCTATCCTAACTGTTAATAATAAACAGCCAGAAGGAAGAAGAGTTCTTGGAAATACACCGGCAGACGCTATTGGCATCAATAAAAAGGTGGCCGACCGTCTTTCTGGAGCTGACTTCGACGGCGATACTGTCATGGTAATTCCGTGTAATTCTTCTAATAGCAGAGTGAAGATTACTTCCACTCCGCAATTAAAGGGATTGGAAGGATTTGATCCTAAGATGTCTTATGGAACTGTTAAAAAAGGTGACGATTACTATAACAGCAGCGGTCAGAAGATTAAGATTATGAAGAATACCCAGACAGAAATGGGTAAGATTTCAAACTTAATTACTGATATGACATTGAAAGGCGCTACTCAGGACGAGCTTGCAAGAGCCGTACGTCATAGTATGGTCGTCATTGATGCAGAGAAGCATAAGCTGGACTACAAAAAGAGCGAACAGGATAATGGCATCACTGCTTTGAAGAAGAAGTACCAGGCCCACGAGGACGATGATGGTTACGGCGGAGCTTCTACTCTGATTTCTCGTGCCAAGTCTGAGACTTCTGTGCTGAAGAGGAAAGGAAGCCCGATTATTGACAAGGAAACCGGAGAACAAAGCTGGAAGAGCGTCAGGGAGGAGTACGTAGATAAGAACGGAAAGACCCAGGTACGAACTCAAAAGAGTACCAAGATGGCAGAAACCAGGGATGCCCGTACTTTATCTTCTGGAACACCGCAGGAAGAGGCGTATGCAGACTATGCGAATACCATGAAGTCCCTGGCTAATCAGGCCCGCCGGGAGATGGTTAATACTGGAAAGATAGCCTACTCCGCTTCAGCAAAACAGACCTACCAGACAGAGGTTGATTCTCTTATGGCCAAGCTTAATGTGGCTTTAAAGAACGCCCCCCGCGAGCGTCAGGCACAGACCATAGCAAATTCTATTGTGGCTGCCAAGAAGAAAGACAATCCCGATATGACAAAGGCCGAAATCAAGAAGGCTAATCAACAGGCTCTTACTGCGGCCCGTACTGCTGTTGGTGCCAAGAGAACCCCTGTCGAGATTACAGATCGTGAATGGGAAGCGATTCAGGCTGGCGCTATCAGCGAGAACAAGCTTACCCAGATTCTCAACAATACAAACATAGATACAGTCAGACAGAGAGCTACCCCTCGTGCAACAACAACCCTTAGCTCTGCCAAAGTGAATCGTATTGCGGCGCTGAATGCTTCTGGCTATAGCACTGCTGAGATAGCAGCAGCTTTAGGCGTTTCCAGTTCCACTGTGTCGAAGTATCTGAATGGAAAGGAGTGAACAAAGTAAATGGCGAAGAAGTGTATGCTTACAACCATTGACAATCCTTTCGATCCATTTGAACAGTTCACTTCATGGTTACTGTTTGATGAGGAAAAAGGTTATCATTCATGTTCGTATCTTGGTAGAATTGCCAGAACCTCGGACCAACTCTCCGATGAAGAGAATGACTTGGAAGTTGAACGAGCAATTGATGAGATCGTAAGATACGATTTCCGAAACATTTACAAAAAAGTTACGCGAGATGCGGTGGCTATCTAGGTATCAGATGGTATAGGGGGGGGTAGTAAAAATCGCACCCCCTCCGTCATCGCGGCGGTCTTTGAAAATTCCCCGGGGGTATTTTTCGGAGAATGTTTTTACCTTCCGGCAGTATTTAACAGAGCTCATAAGGTTGGCTAAGTAATAAGCTGTGGTTCTTTTTACTCTTTTTTCTCCTTTCGGTAAAAAAGTTACAGTCAGCCTTGTGGGTTCTTTTAAATACTGCCGGAAAACTTTTATGAAACTATTGAAAAACAGATGGGAAGGAGGCAGTAAATGGCTAGAAAAGCAAAGAGTTCTGAATCAACTGGCTCTTCCAAGAAGATTCGTCCTGCTTTGACTCCGGAAGCAAGGGAGCTTCAGATGATTTCTCTGGCTGTTGACCTGGCCGAAAAGCAATTGCTGGAAGGGACTGCTTCTTCTCAGGTCATTACTCACTATCTGAAACTGGGTTCTTCCAGAGAGAAGCTCGAAAAAGAGCGACTGGAGGAAGAGAACAATCTGTTGCGGGCAAAAGTGAGAGCAATCGACTCCACCGACGAAATCAAGGATCTCTATAAGGACGCCATCAATGCGTTTCGTATATATAGTGGACAGGGTAGCGACGATGATTAGGACCTATTCGGAATTATCAAAATTAAAGACTTTCAAAGAGCGATATGAGTATCTTCGTTTGGGCGGAGTTGTCGGTGCAGACACTTTTGGGTTTGACCGATATCTGAATCAGATTTTTTATCGTTCTATGGAATGGAAGGCCGTTCGTGATTTTGTGATTATTAGAGATAACGGATGTGACCTTGGAATAGAAGGCCACGAGATATATGGAAAGATACTGATTCACCATATGAATCCGATTTCTGCTGAGGATATTTTAAAGAGGAGCGATTTCCTTTTAAATCCGGAGTACCTAATCTCAACAATTCTTACAACGCATAATGCCATTCACTATGGAGATGAAAGCCTTCTCATCACAGAACCCGTTGTTCGAAGCAGAAACGATACATGTCCCTGGAAACATTGATGGAGAGGAGGTTATAGAGATTATGGAAAGTATACTTACATCAATTAAAAAGATGCTGGGTATTACAGAAGAATACGAACACTTCGATTCAGACCTTATCATACATATCAATTCGGTATTTATGATCTTGACGCAACTCGGCGTTGGTCCACCATCGGGATTCTCCATTCAGGATAAAAGCACTACGTGGAAAGAATTCATTTCCGATGAGACGAAATTACAGCTAGTAAAGTCCTACATGCATATGAAGGTAAGGCTGATATTTGATCCGCCGTTGAGTTCTGCTGTGATAGCATCCATGGAAAAGATGATTGCCGAGGCAGAGTGGAGACTGAATGTTGCCGCGGAAACAGATGAGGAAAAATCTGAAGAATACGAATCCTACGACGGTGAGTACAGGATAACACCAAAAGCGTTCCAATCTCAGATGCTGGATACCGAGAATAAAGTTCTGGATCGAAATATTGTGGTAACAGAAGTCCCGTATTACGAAACCGGAAATGCAGCAAATGGGGTGACATCATATATCGCAAAGGAGGGAGATTCAAAATGAGTAATGAAGCATTGTTACAGCATCATGGGATTCTTGGGATGAAATGGGGTGTCCGAAGAACTCCTGAACAGCTTGCGAGAGCAAGTGGAAAGAAGAACAGTTCCGATGACGAGGTTAAAAAGATGTCCGATTCGGAACTCCGTTCAAAGATTAACCGTCTTCAGATGGAAAAGCAGTATAAACAGCTTACCAGTTCAGAAATTTCTGTCGGCAGAAAGTTTGTACAGGACGTGCTGACCAATGCTGCAAAGCAGACTGCCACTAATTATGTATCGAAATACATGACGAAGGGGATTGATGCGGTTATCAAGAAAGCAACCAGCAAGTAGGTGATTCAATTATGGCATTATCGAACACTGCCGTTCCTAAATACTACGGCATGTTTCGGGATGCCGTAATAAGGGGAGAGATACCGGTTTGTAAAGAAGTCTCTATGGAGATGAACCGAATTGACGACCTGATAGCCAATCCTGGTATTTACTACGATGACCAGGCCGTTGAAGGATGGATTGCTTATTGCGAATCAGAACTAACATTGACAGATGGCTCTGATTTGAATTTACTGGACTCTTTCAAATTATGGGGCGAGCAGCTTTATGGATGGTACTACTTCGTTGAACGAAGTGTGTGGGAGCCAAGTTCCGATGGACATGGTGGTCGATATGTAAATAAAAGAATTAAGCAGCGTCTGATAAAGAAACAATATCTCATTGTTGGACGAGGGGCTGCTAAATCTTTATATGATACTTGCGTCCAATCTTATGGATTAAATATCGATACCTCGACAACGCATCAGGTCACAACGGCTCCTACAATGAAGCAGGCAGATGAAGTGATGTCGCCCTTCCGAACTGCAATTACCCGGTCGAGAGGCCCGTTGTTCCGATTCCTAACGGAAGGTTCTTTGCAGAATACGACTGGTTCTAAAGCGAAGCGAATGAAACTGGCCTCCACCAAAAAGGGCATCGAAAATTTTCTTACGGGTTCGCTTCTGGAAGTACGTCCAATGTCCATCGCAAAGCTTCAGGGATTGCGTCCTAAGATTTCCACTGTTGACGAATGGCTGTCCGGCGATACCAGAGAAGATGTGGTTGGCGCTTTAGAGCAGGGTGCGTCTAAATTGGACGATTATATTATCGTGGCCACGAGTTCTGAGGGAACAGTGAGAAACGGAGCCGGCGACACAATCAAAATGGAGTTGATGGACATTCTCAAAGGTGATTATGTCAATCCTCATGTTTCCATTTGGTGGTATAAACTCGATTCCATTGATGAAGTCGGCAACCCAGATATGTGGCTGAAGGCAAATCCTAATATCGGTAAGACGGTAAGCTACGAAACTTATCAGCTTGATGTAGAAAGAGCGGAGAAGTCACCTGCGGCCAGAAATGATATCTTGGCTAAGAGATTTGGATTGCCTATGGAGGGCTACACCTACTACTTCACATATGAAGAAACCCTTCCTCATAAGAAGAGAAGCTACTGGCAGATGCCCTGTTCTTTGGGGATTGATTTGTCACAGGGAGATGACTTCTGTGCTTTTACGTTCCTTTTCCCGTTATCGAATGGTTCCTTTGGAGTGAAAACCAGGAACTACATTTCCTCATCTACTCTGATGAAACTTCCGGCAGCAATGAGAATCAAATATGACCAATTCATGGACGAAGGAAGCCTGATTGTCTTGGAGGGGACCGTTCTGGATATGATGGAAGTCTACGAGGATTTGGATAATCACATTGCAGAATTTGGGTACGATGTTCGATGTTTGGGGTATGACCCATACAATGCAAAGGAGTTCGTTGAACGATGGTCCTCTGAAAATGGTCCGTTTGGAATTGAGAAGGTTATACAGGGTGCTAAGACAGAATCCGTTCCTTTGGGAGAGTTAAAGAAACTTTCTGAGGAGCGGATGCTTTTGTTTGATGAAGAACTTATGACCTTTGCGATGGGAAACTGCATCGTTATGGAAGATACTAATGGAAACCGAAAATTGCTGAAAAAGCGATATGACGCAAAGATTGATGCCGTAGCAGCTATGATGGATGCGTTTGTTGCTTTCAAGCTCAACCGAGATGCTTTCGAATAGGAGGTGACGATTTCAAAATGGAAGTTTCAATCGGTTCCAGGATTAAACACGCCTGGAACGCTTTTTTAAATAGAGACCCAACAGGTTTCTATCGGGACATAGGAGTTGGATATTCATACAGACCCGACCGACCGAGGCTTACAAGAGGAAATGAGAGATCCATTGTTACCTCTGTATATAATCGTATCGCATTGGATTGTGCTTCAATTAACATCCAACACGTACGACTGGACGACTCCGAAAGATTCCTTGAGAAAATTCCTTCGGGATTAAATGACTGTCTGAATTTGTCTGCCAATATTGACCAGACGGGACGCGCTTTCCTTCAGGACGTTGTTTTATCCATGCTTGATGAGGGCTGTGTGGCGATTATTCCGGTTGATACGGATGATGATCCGGATACCACAGGCTCATATAAAATCGAGTCAATGCGTACTGGAAAGATTCTGGAATGGTTTCCGAGCCATATTAAAGCGAGAGTTTATAATGAGCGGACTGGATTAAAGGAAGATATTGTGGTTCCAAAAGATACAGTCGCAATTATCGAAAATCCGCTTTATGCAGTAATCAATGAGCCAAACTCAACGATGCAGCGTTTGATAAGGAAGCTGAATTTATTGGACGTTGTCGATGAGCAGAGCAGTTCGGGAAAACTCGATTTAATTATCCAGCTTCCCTATGTAATTAAAACAGAAGCAAGGCGTCAACAGGCTGAGAAGAGGCGTGTCGAGATTGAACGCCAGTTGGCCGGTTCTAAATATGGTATTGCATATACCGATGGTACGGAGCGGATCACACAGTTGAATCGTTCTGTGGAAAATAATCTGATGAAGCAGATTGAATATCTGACGAGTATGCTTTACAGCCAGTTAGGTATCACTCAGAGCATATTGGACGGTTCCGCAGACGAAAAGACTATGCTGAACTACTATAACCGCACTATTGAGCCAATTATTTCAGCAATCGTTGACGAAATGAAACGTAAGTTCCTTACCAAAACAGCCAGATCTCAAAAGCAATCAATTCTGTTCTTCCGTGACCCCTTCAAACTTGTACCGGTAGCCGATCTGTCAGAAATCGCTGACAAATTTACAAGAAACGAGATTATGACATCCAACGAAATTCGTCAGATTATTGGTATGAAACCGTCTGACGATCCGAAAGCTGATGAGCTGAAGAATAGCAATATCAGCGAGGCAAAATCTGAGCCTTCAAATGAGGGTTCTGATGTCGAATCTGGTGAAAGCGATTCTGGAGCAGATTACGACAGCATCGTAAATGAGCTACTTGATGGTCTTGAAAAGGAGATTGATGAAATTATAGGAAACTATGTTTCAGATGACGAGGAGGAGACCTAATGGATATTGACGAGCTCCTTCAACATTATGCATCTCCCTATTATGACCCGGTAAAAGCTCATGAATATTATATGAGAACCAGAGAACTCAAGGGGCGTCGTTCTACAACGAAGCTCAATGACGAAGGTAAAGAAATCTGGGCTTATACAAAGAATGAGATAACCAGCGAGAAGAAGGAAAAGGTAAAAGAAGAACAGGAAAAGCGAGAACAAAAAATTGCTGAACTAAGAGCAAAAGCTAAAGCAACCCGAGAACAGATCTCAGCAAAATTAAAGGAACTGAATGCTCAACTTACCGAGGAATCTTCGTCAAGAAGGAGTAGGGTTGATTCCCGTAAAAAATCTGATTTGGAGGATATTGGAGAAGAAGCTGAAGAGCAAAAAGAGCGTATTGACGAAAAGAAAAATGCCGAGATTGAACGCTTGATGGCGATAGAAATTCCCTCCGGATTATCAAAAGAGGAAAGGGCAAAGCGAGTGGCAGAGCGCAACGAGAAAATTGCAAAGCTTCGTGATGATGCCACCGAGGACAAGGCTAAGGTGAGTGAGCAGGCGAAAGCTGAAAAGGAAGAGGTGAGAACTTCCACAAGTCGTAAGAAGAAGCAAATTACCGAAGACACCAAAGAAGAGAGGGCTGATAATTCTGCGAATGCTAAATCAGAAAGAGAAAAAGTCAGTACAGAGTTAAAGGCTGCCGTCACTGCCGCCAGGGAAGCTTATAAAGCGGCAAAAGAGAACCTTGATGCCACTTATGAGGCGCTTTATCAGCAAGAGTTCGACAAGATAGCTTCCGAATACAAAGCGGTGAAGAAGCGGAAACGGAGGAAGTAGCAATGCGGCTTTCGCACAATACTGACAAAAGGAGTGATTTTCAAAATGGAGAAATACGATTTTAGTGGTTGGGCCACTAGAAACGATCTTCTTTGCACCGATGGCCGCACCATCAAAAGGGATGCATTTAAGAGCCAGAATGGACAAACAGTTCCCCTGATTTGGGGACATAATCATTCTGATCCCAATTGTGTACTGGGTCATGGTGTGCTGGAAAATCGTGAAGAGGGCGTTTATGCCTACTGTAGTTTCAATGACAGTGAATCCGGACAGGCAGCGAAGAAGCTGGTTCAGCATGGAGACGTTCGTTCACTTTCTATTTGTGCCGGTCAGCTTAAACAGGCCGGAGCGAATGTGGTACATGGCGTTATCTATGAACTGAGTCTTGTTCTGGCCGGAGCCAATCCGGGAGCTTTCATTGACTCTGTTATGGCTCACGGTGAGTCTTCAGAAGACCGCACCATTATTGGATATGACGAGAACATTATGATCTATCATTCTGCCGAAGAGGATGATAAATCCGATGAAAAGAAGACGGAGGAGAAGTCCGAATCTAATGAAGATAAGACTTCTGAAGAAAAGCCTGCGGAAGATGACGAGACAATTGAGCAGGTATTTAATACCCTCAGTGAAAAGCAGAAAAATGTAGTTTATGCAATGATCGGACAGGCTATCGGAGAAACTGATGAGCCCGAAGATAAAAAAGATGACGATTCTAAAGGAGGAAATACCGAGATGAAGCATAACGTGTTTGACAACGATAAGAAAAATGAAACCGGTGGCTTTCTGACACATTCCGCGCAGGAAGACATCATTAAGATGGCGAAGACCAGTCAGGTTGGTACTTTCCAGACGGCTCTCCAGCTTTATGCGGAGCAGAATGGCCTTCAGCATGACGCTGTCAGTGGCGGATTTGTTCAGACTGGGGAAGGTAATGTGACAAATCTCTTCCCGGAATATCAGGAAGTTCGTCCTGGCGCTCCCGAACTCATTACCAACGACCAGGGCTGGATTACCAATGTAATGAGGAAGGTACATAAGAGTCCGATTTCCAGAATTAGAACCAGCCAGACCGACATTCGTGGCATTGACGCTCTTCGGGCCAGAGGCTACAAGAAGGGGAAAGAGAAGAAACAGGCTGGAAACTTTAAGCTGGTACGCAGAACCACCGATCCGCAGACTGTCTATGTAAAGAACGCGCTTCATCGTGATGACATTGTCGACATCACGGATTTTGATTACGTGAAGTATCTCTACGACATTGATCGCCTGATGCTCAATGAAGAGCTGGCTATTGCGATGATGTTGGGTGACGGTCGTGAAGACGGCGATGAGGGCAAGATCGATCCGGATAAGATCAGACCTATCTGGACGGATGACGACCTCTACACCATTCACGCCGATTTGGATGTTGAAGCCGCAAAGAAAGAGCTTCAGGGTACCAACACAGGGGCGAACTTTGGTGAGAACTATGTTTACGCTGAGGCTATGATCAATGCGGTTCTGTATGCGAGGGAGGATTACAAGGGTACCGGTACTCCGGATATGTACATCACCCCGCATATGCTCAATGTAATGCTTCTGGCTCGTGATATGAACGGTCGCAGAATCTATGCTTCCAAGGCGGAGCTTGCGTCTGCTTTCAACGTTGGCGAGATTCTTACCGCTGAGCAGTTCGAAGGAAAGACCCGTAAGACGAGCGACAGTAAGACCAAGAAGTTGCTCGCTATCATCACGAACCTGAATGATTACTCTCTGGGTGCTACGAAGGGCGGCGAAGTTACTCACTTCACGCAGTTCGATATCGACTTTAACCAGGAGAAGTCCCTTCTGGAGACCAGATGCTCTGGCGCTCTGACTAGAGTGTATTCTGCTATTGCGATCGAAGAGGATGTAACGGAAAACCCTTAATCGGCTTCTCTGTTAGTCCCGAAGATGGGGAAGCCAATCTATTCGGGAAAACGGTAGATTCGTTACAGGAGAATGTTGTTGTCGGGGAATCCGAGATTACCGGTACGTTAAAGCATGTTACGGATTATACCGGATTCAGTAGCAATGTTTCGGAGCAGTCTGGAAATTACCTTGCTTTGAAAGTTGAAACTGATTCCGAGGATGCAATCACTACTGTAGAACTCGTAGGCGGCACCAAAGGACCGGTTACGCTCGATGACGACATGAACATCGTACTCCTTATCAAGAATAAGGATACTCAGAGCATTAAGGTAACAGTAGACGATGGGGAAGATTCAGCCACAAAGACTTATGGACTCACCGGATTGACCTTGGGGACAGAGTAAAGGAGAAAATTCAAAATGGCAAAGTTTTTTGGGAAAATCGGATATGCAGTATCAAAGGATGTTCGTCCTGGTGTTTGGGATGGGGAAATTACTGAGCGAGAGTATTTCGGTGACTTGATTCGGAATACCAGTCGGTATCAGACATCCGATAAACTCAATGATGACATCAACATTTCCAATGAGATCAGCATTGTGGCCGATCCCTTTGCCTATCAGAATTTTCATGCAATGCGGTATGTCGAGTTCATGGGAGCGAAGTGGAAGATTTCCAGTGTCGAAGTGCAGTATCCGCGCTTGATTCTGACGGTAGGAGGTGTATATAATGACTGATCGACGACTCACATTCCACAATCTATTGTGCGAGATTTTATCTTGCCCGATAGAAGGCGAACAGTGTCGATGTTATTTTCAGCCTCCGGAATCTATTAAGATGAATTACCCCGCCATTGTATATAGCCTTGACGATATTGACAAGACGTATGCGAATGACGGGGTATATTTGTCTAATCGAAGATATGCCATTACCGTCATTGATAAAGATCCGGATACGTCCTTGGTGCAGAAAGTAACGAATTTACCGATGAGCCGGTTCGACCGGCATTTTAAAAAAGATAACCTGAATCACTACATTTTTAATGTGTATTTCTGAGATTGGAGGAATAATTCAATGAGTAAACTTGTTTGGGATAAAGTTGGGGAACGGTTTTACGAAACCGGTTGTGACCATGGTGTCCTTTATCCGATCCAGACTGGCGGAAAATACAACAAGGGGGTTGCGTGGAATGGTCTGAGTGCAGTGACGGAGAGTCCTTCTGGAGCAGAACCCTCCCCTATTTATGCGGATAATATCAAGTATCTGAATCTGATGTCCGCAGAAGATTTTGGTGGAACCATCGAGGCATATACCTATCCAGATGAATTCTCTGAATGTGATGGATCGGTGGAGATTGCGCCTGGCGTATTTGCCGGCCAGCAGAGCAGGAAGGTATTTGGTCTTTCTTATCGGACGATTCTGGGAAATGATGTGGACTCCGATGATTACGGTTACAAACTCCATTTGGTGTATGGCTGCTTGGCTTCGCCGTCTGAGAAGGGCTACCAGACCAAGAATGATAGTCCAGAACCGATCGCGCTTTCTTGGGAATTTAGCACAACGCCGGTTGAAATTACGAAGACGATCGAAGGCAAGAAGCTGAAACCTACAGCAATCCTTACTTTCGACTCCACGAGAGTAGATGCCAAGAATTTGGCAGCTTTGGAGGAAATTCTTTATGGTAAAGATCCGACCACAGAAGAAGGAAATGACGGCGTTGACCCCAGACTTCCGCTTCCGGATGAAGTAATCGAGATCATGACCAAGGAAAACCCTTAATGAGCCTTTCCGTTAAGCCTGAAGACGGAGAGGCTGTTTTATTTGGGAAAGCAGTAAATGAATTACAGAGTGATGTGGTTGTTTCCGATGATGAGGTGACAGGCACTCTGAAGTATGTCGATGGTTATGTCGATTTTAGCAGTAATGTTTCAGAACAGTCGGGAAATTACCTTGCTCTCAAGATTGAAGCTGAGCCGGCTGAAGCAGAAACAGTTGTCGAGCTTGTAGGCGGCACCAAAGGACCGGTTACGCTCGATGACGACATGAACATCGTACTCCTTATCAAGAATAAGGATACTCAGAGCATCAAGGTGACTACCACACACAACGAGGAAAGCGTCACAAAGACTTATGGTCTTTCTGGGCTGACCTTGGAAACAGAATAATCTATAGGAAGCCTCGTATTCAATGTGCGGGGCTTCTTTTTATTTGAAAGGAGAAAAAATTATGTTGAAGAAAACTATTCCCTATATCGATCTGAATGGCGTTAAAAGAACAGAGGATTTCTATTTCCACCTGTCAAAGCCGGAAATTGTCAAGATGCAGACAAGTGTGAAGGGCGGATATGATGTTCAGCTCAAGAGCATTGGCGCCGGTGCCGATGGCGGTCAGATTATGGAGTTCTTCGAGGATCTTATTAAGAAGGCTTACGGCGTCAAGAGTGAGGATGGCCGTCGCTTCATGAAGTCTGATGAGATTTCCAGATCTTTTATGGAATCCCCCGCGTATGAGGTTCTCTTTGAGGAGCTGGTTACAAATGACAAGGCGGCCGCCGACTTTGTGAATGCGGTGATGAATGTCGGTAATTCCACCACGACTCCTGCAATCGCGGCAAACATTCAGAATTAAAGGAGATGTAAGAGATGCTCCGAATCACAATACCATCCACAGAATTCTGGGATGAGGCGAAGCAAGAGTTTGTTTACACAAAGGCTCAGACCTTGCAATTGGAGCATTCTCTTGTTTCTCTTTCAAAATGGGAATCGAGATGGAATAAGCCGTTTCTTACGAAGCAGGAAAAAACTTTGGAAGAAACCATCGATTATGTAAAATGCATGACTCTTACGCAGAATGTGAATCCGGAAATTTATAACTATCTGACGAACAGTAATATCAATGAGGTCAATAAGTATATCGCTCTTCCCATGACTGCCACTCGTTTTTTCGAGGAGAAAAAAGCACAGGGAAGCAGAGAGCAGATTACGGCAGAACTCATTTATTATTGGATGATAGCCTTGAACATTCCGTTTGAATGCCAGAAGTGGCATCTAAATAAGCTATTCACTTTGATAAGGGTATGCGATGTGAAGAGCAGGCCGCCGAAGAAGCATAGCCGCAGAGAAATTATAAAGCGGAATGCAGCATTGAATGCGGCTCGAAGAAAGAAATGGAACACGAAAGGGTGATTACTATGAGTAATAGCAGCTTGGTGAATTGTACGGTAAAAAGTCCAAATCACAGCGGAGCTAGAACACATTCGATTGATCGAATCACTCCGCATTGTGTGGTCGGACAACTTTCAGCAGAATCTATTGGCGGTTGTTTTACCAGTCCCAGTAGAGAAGCGTCTTGTAATTATGGAATCGGAACTGATGGGCGGGTTGTTCTGTGTGTAGATGAAGCAAACAGAAGCTGGTGTTCTTCCAGCAACGCAAATGATCAGCGGGCTGTGACAATTGAATGCGCCAGCGATAAGACTCATCCGTATGCCATGACGAGTGCGGTATATGAAAAGCTGGTGGCTTTATGTGTTGATATCTGCCGGAGAAACGGTAAGTCAAAACTCATCTGGTTTGGTGACAAGGATAAATCTCTGAATTACAGTCCGAAGTCGAACGAGATGGTCCTCACGGTTCATCGGTGGTTCGCTAATAAAGCCTGTCCTGGGGATTGGCTCTATTCCAGGCTGGGAGACCTTGCAAATCGGGTAACAGCTCAGCTTGGCGGAAGTGCGACCGACAGTGCCCCAAAAACTTACAAAACAGGTCTGTATAAGGTTGATGTAGGCGATCTGAACATTCGAAAAGGCCCTGGGACTAATTACGGGACCAATGGGATGATTACTGATAGGGGTACTTATACAATTACCGAAATTCAGAACGGTTATTGGGGTAAGCTGAAATCCGGTGCGGGATGGATCAGTGTTCATGAGGCTTATTGTACCTATAAAGGTGCGGCTTCCAGTGAATCAGCAGAGAAACCTTCAAGTAATTTTCTGGTTCAGGTGGATATTCCTGATTTGTATATCCGCAAAGGTCCCGGAACGAATTATGGAAACAATGGTTTCTGTCCGAAAGGCGTCTATACCATTGTCGAAGTTAAGAGCGGCGCTGGTTCCGATGCTGGATGGGGTAAGCTGAAATCCGGTGCCGGATGGATTTCTCTGGATTATGCAACTCGGATTTAAAGAGGACATGCCATGATAAGTTTCAGACAAAAGGGTGACTTCTCCAAGTTGACCCGCTTTCTGGAGAGAGCAAAAGAAGCGGTTCATATCGGAGACCTGGATAAGTTTGGTAAAGAGGGAGTAGCCGCCCTTGCGTCTGCAACACCGGTAGATTCGGGGGAAACGGCGAATTCCTGGTATTACGAAATCGAGAATCGAAAAGGTTCGGTTACGATTTCATTCCATAATTCAAATGTTCAAAATGGAGTTCCAATTGCTGTTATTTTGCAGTACGGACATGGGACTCGAAATGGCGGCTGGGTACAGGGGCGAGATTATATCAATCCTGCTATCCAGCCTATTTTTGACAAAATTGCAAATAACGCATGGAAGGAGGTTACTAAGCTATGAGTACGACAATTGACGAAAGAGTCGTTGAAATGCGATTCGATAACAAGCAGTTTGAGCAGAATGTTCAGACCAGTATATCGACAATTGAAAAGCTCGAAAAAAGCTTAAATCTCAAAGGTGCCTCCAAAGGATTGGAAGATGTGAATGCCGCAGCCAAAAACTGCAACATGACTCCGCTTTCCAATGCAGTTGAGACGGTAAAGATGCGGTTCTCAGCGTTGGAAGTCATGGCGGTTACGGCTCTGGCAAACATCACAAATTCAGCGTTAAATGCTGGTAAAAATATTGTTTCTGCACTGACGATCGACCCGATTAAAACGGGATTTCAAGAGTACGAGACACAGATCAATGCGGTTCAGACTATCTTGGCGAACACACAACATGAAGGAACCAATCTACAGCAAGTAAATAGAGCACTGGATGAACTAAACACTTATGCCGATAAAACCATCTATAATTTTACGGAAATGACTCGTAATATCGGTACGTTTACGGCCGCCGGAGTAAATCTTCAAACCTCAGTAGATTCTATTAAAGGTATCGCTAATCTTGCGGCTGTTTCTGGTTCGAGTGCTCAACAGGCATCAACGGCAATGTACCAACTATCACAGGCAATAGCTGCTGGTAAAGTACAGCTTATGGACTGGAACTCCGTTGTAAATGCTGGAATGGGTGGAAAAGTATTCCAAGATGCCCTTGTCAGGACTTCGGAATTGCTCGGAACAGGTGCCAAGAATGCTATCGAGATGTATGGCACTTTTCGCGAATCTCTCACAAAAACTGGATGGTTGACTACGGAAGTTCTTACTGAGACGTTGAAACAGTTTGCGGGCGCATATGATGAAGCAGATCTGATCGCACAAGGGTTTTCGGAATCTCAAGCGAAAGACATTGTGGAAATGGCAAAAACCGCGGAAGATGCGGCCACAAAGGTTAAAACTTTTACACAGTTGTGGGACACATTGAAAGAAAGCGCACAATCCGGATGGACCCAGACATGGGAAATTTTGATTGGAGATTTCGGAGAGGCAAAAGAATTACTTACCGAAATATCTAACTCTATAGGAGGGATAATTAGTCAAACAGCAGAAGCAAGAAATGCAGTATTGAGTAGTGGTCTTAGTTCTGGATGGAAACAACTACTTGATCAGGGTATTGCCGATGAAGCTGGTTATATTGAGGCAATAGAAGAAGTCGCGCGGAAAAACGGCGATGCTTTTGATAAGATGGTTGCTGATTCTGAAGACTTTACGGATGCGTTAAAGCGAGGGCTTAAAGAAGGAGTTATTTCTTCCGATACCCTTACCGAAGCGGTATACAATCTTCAAGATAAAATGAGTGGAATGTCTGAAGAAGAATTAAAAGCTGCTGGTTACACATCTGAAATGGTTGAGCAAATCGAATCGTTGGATTCCGGACTTCGAAATGGCTCCATCTCAATGGACGAGTTTACTGAGAAAATCCTTCGTCCGTCTGGTAGAGAGAACCTCATACAAGCTCTCTGGAATGCCGCTCAGGGGTTAATGAGTGTTATAACCCCAATGAAAGATGCGTTTAGAGAGATTTTCCCTCCCATGACCGGTGATCAAGTGTATAATCTTACCGTCGGATTGCAGGAACTCACAGAAAAATTCAAAATAGGCGAAGAAACAGCGAATAACCTGAAGAGAACATTCAAAGGGGTATTCGCTTTATTTGATATCGGGCTTCAGGGTGTCAAAGCACTGGTTGGCGGATTTGTCGACCTGATTGGTTATGTGGCTCCGGCCGGAGAAGGGATTCTTGGTTTTACAGCCAGTATTGGAGATTTCATTGTTGGTATTGATGAAGCCATTAAATCTTCCGATGCCTTTAACAAAGCTATCGAGGGAATCGGAGATTTTCTGAAACCAATTGCAGATGGAGTAAAGACCTTTGTAAAAACAGTCGCCGATGCTTTCAGCGAGTTTGCGAATGTTGATACCAGTGGTCTCGATAATTTTGCGGATAAGGTACAGACCCGATTTGAACCGTTTGTAAAATTGGGCGAACTGGTAAAGAAGGCGTTTGAGGGTATTATTGGGATTGTCGAGAAGGCGGCTCCAGTTTTATCAAAGCTCGGTTCTATTGTCGCAAATGCGTTTGGAAACCTTGGGGAAGCAATTCTCACAGCATTTGATACTGCAAGTTTTGACCCGATTTTAGACTTGATCAATACTGGATTGTTTTCTGCAATTCTAATTGGAGTGAAAAAGTTCATTGATTCTCTATCGGAAATCACAGAAAACGGCGGCGGAATTCTTGGTTCGTTCAAAGATATTTTGGATGGGGTTAAGGGAAGCCTCGAAGCATGGCAGTCGAGTCTAAAGGCTGGGACTCTTCTGAAAATTGCCGGCGCTATGGCAATTCTGACCGCAGCGATTGTAGCATTGTCTCTGGTTGATTCCGAGAAGCTAAATGCATCCTTGGGAGCTTTGAGTGTTCTGTTCGTTGAATTGCTTGGCTCTATGGCTATCTTTGAAAAGATAATGAACGGAGCGGCAATCAAGGGAATGGGACAGTTGACTATTGCGATGATTGGGATGTCTACCGCTGTTCTTATTCTTGCGGGTGCAGTTCAAAAATTATCTGGTTTGGATTGGGATGAGCTTCTGAAAGGATTAGTCGGTGTTGCTGGGTTATCCGCTATTTTAGTAGCATCTGCAACAGCGCTTTCCAAAACATCGAAGGGGCTGATAAAAGGTTCTGCCGGTTTGGTAGTATTTGCAGCAGCGATCCGAGTTCTTGTAGGAGCAGTTGAAGATTTGGGCGAATTGGATGCGGGATCTTTGGCTAAAGGTCTAATCGGAGTCGGCGTTCTTTGCACAGAACTGGCATTGTTCCTGAGGGCTACAGATTTGGATGGAATGGGTGTTCTGAAAGGAACAGGTTTGGTCCTTCTTGCAGCGTCCATCAACATTCTGGCGGATGCAGTTGGAGCGTTTGGAAATCTGGACGTTTCAAAACTGATTCAAGGACTATCTGCGGTTGCAGTGGTTCTTACTGAACTGGCAGTATTTACCAAAGTGACAGCTAATGCGAAACATGTAGTTTCCACCGCTACGGCAA